AGACTTTTCAGCTTCTATAGAATTAACCCACACTATGCTGAACATTACCGTAAGCAATCGCCACGACGGGGAAACCATTGGTATGAAATCCCATAGACTAACCTCTTACAAATATAATAATGTTAAAGCTTTTATCATGGACACCTACTGGCCCAAGTAGCCAAGCTAATGTACGAATTCCTGGGCCAGACAGTGATCAGTCTGTGCAAGCAGTACATGGCCGATGAAGGGTATACCCGGTACAATGCCAGGATTGGTGACACCTATAAGACTGCTGCATCACACGCCATTTACGACCGGATCGTGGCCATGATCGAAGAGCGCAAGGTCCCAGTATCCGACCAAACCGGCACAAGCCTGATGGTGGTCAAGCAGGACATAGTCGCCAAACATTTCAAGCACGAAGGATACGGCGAGACCAAGAAGCGGGACTATAGCGACACCGAGGCCAGGCGTGCCAGGGCGAAGGGTCGCGCAGATGGCAGTCGCGTATCCGTCGCCACACAAATCGAGGAGGACTAGCTATGTTAGTGCCAGTTGAGGCCGGATGCCAGCCCTAATTATCGGAGAGTGGCCCGAGTACATAGCATAGCTGGCCTATGTACTAGAATGGTGCCCCAAAGGCAGTCAACACTTCTGCTTGGGCGGCCCGGTTTTGATGAGTCGTGGGGCCTGGGCGGTGATCCCGGCAGGGGGCCTCACAATAGACGTGGCCAATTCGTCACTGATCAGGGTCATCGACCCACCTATATATCCCTGGGGCCACACCCAAAATTGCCGCTGCGCGATGGTACCTCTTCACCAAATCCCCGCGCCACCCCATTCCTCTCTTTTTTATTAGAAGACGAAAACCAGGAAAGGGATGACAGACAGCGGGGCCATAGCAGTGGAACTGTTGTGCTGTACTCTGTGATAGGCTCTTGTGATAGACTATCACGCTTTGAACATAGAACCTATCACAACTAAACCCGTTTCTCACGCCGTTTCTAGATATCTGTGATAGTTGTGATAGGTTCCAACACCTTCCCGATATTGTCTGTCTGCGACACATTTTCTCTCTAATACGTGAACACAGGTATCACGCTTGCCCAGAGGCAGTGTCGGGAACGGCTCACAGCGTGATATGCTATGTGTCGAGCATGGGTGTGCTGGGGTATCACGTCTATCACAATGTGGGATTTCTGGTCGGCGAGGTATCGCCTGGAGGGACCTCAACTATACCACCAACGCTGTCGTGTGTCAATACCCCGGATCGACACTAAACCCGGCGCATGGTAAAATGGCCTCAATTTGCTGGAGCCTTTATGACAGATAAATCCAAACCTAAAACCAGGGCACCATTGCCGACAGAGGGCATGACTGCAGCGGAGCGCAAGGCCCTTTCTCGCAAGGCGCGCTGCATGATCCGCTGGCCTGCACATCCGTTCGCACGTCGATATCAAACTGCTGCAGATATGGAGCCCGCTATCCGGGAATACTTTGAAACGTGTGCCTCCATCGCCAGGCCCTATACCACTGGCGGCCTGGCCGCCTTTATGGGCATGACCCTTAACAACATTTGGTACTACAAGACGGGCAAGCGGGGCGATACGCCCGCCGAGCGCCAGGATTTCAAAGATTTGCTGGAGATGGCATATCAAGTGATCGAGACATCCAAAGAAGAGATGGGTCTGATCGGCATTTTCAACGCAGCGTTTACGCAATTCGACCTCAAGCACAACCATGGGTGGAGTGACAAGCAGGAGTACGATCACAGGTCTGGCGATGGGTCTATGACGGTGACACGCCGCATTATCGACCCCCAGGACCCGGACAGTGTTGGGGAGACTACAGAAGAGGATGGTTGATCTCGATATTGGTACACCCCGTTGGGCTGTGCCGCTGTTGAGCCGTTCTATCCGGTATGTTGGTGCCAAGGGTAGCCGCTCCTCTGGTAAATCCCACTTTTTTGCTGAACGCCTGGTAGAAAAAGCGGTCGAAGACCCGGATTTGCTATGGGTATGCATCCGTGAAATACAGAAGTCCCTGAAGTTTTCGGCCAAACGCCTGGTAGAGAACAAGATACGGGCCCTGGGTGTGGGCCACCTGTTTGACATCCAGAAGGACGAGATACATCGCATTGGTGGCGAGGGCGTCATCCTTTTCCAGGGTATGCAGGATCACACTGCAGATTCTATCAAGTCCCTGGAGGGTTTCGATGGGGCATGGGTGGAGGAGGCACAAAGCCTGTCGGCCAGGTCCCTGGAATTGCTCGACCCAACTATCCGGAACGACCATTCGCAGCTATGGTTCTCCTGGAACCCGGAGCAGGCGACCGATGCTGTGGAGAATCTGTTCCGCGAACTGGGCCTGAACCCATCGCTGGCCATAAACGACCCTCAGTATGGCGAGGATTGCGTACTCGTCCACGTCAACTACCTGCAGAATCCGTGGTGTCCTAAGGTCTCTAGGGACCAAGCAAACCGGATGAAGCGCAAGAACTTTGAGAAGTACCAGCACACTTGGCTGGGCGGGTACAACACCAAATCAAAATCCCAGATCTTTGCAGGGTACTGGCGCGTAGACGAATTTGAACCGCTCGCCCACTGGGATGGCCCTTATCAGGGCACAGACTTTGGTTTTGCTGAAGATCCGACGGTATCAGTGCGGTGCTGGATTGGTGACGAGCGAGTATGGATTGAGTACGCTGATGGCCGGGCAAACATGGACCTGGACGAAACAGCGGTGTACTACGACAAGGCAATACCCAACTTCAACGACTATGAGACCAAGGCTGACAACGCCCGGCCCGAGTCCATCAGCCACTTGAAGAAGAACGGCATGCCCAGAATGCGGCCTGTGATCAAGTGGCCTGGCAGTGTGAAGGACGGCATTGAATGGCTCAAGTCCTTTGAAGAGATCGTCATCCACACCCGTTGCAAGCGCATGATCGAGGAGGCCAGGCTGTATAGCTACAAGACAAACAAGGCTGGTGAGGTTTTGTCTGATGTGGTAGACTCTGACAACCATGGCTGGGACGCTGTAAGGTATGCGTTTTCAAAACTGATCAAGTCACCGAAGAAGAAAGCGAGGGTACTCTAATGTCTGAAAACGCGAGCACTGTTCGATCGCTGTGGAATCGCCTATTGGGCAAGAGCCATAACGGACGCAGAGACCGATACGAAGTGTTTGGCTGGAAACACACACTCCGAACTGAAGATTTTGTGTCCATGTACCACCGGAACGGCATAGCCTCTCGCATAGTGCGGGCGTTTCCCAAGGCGACATGGGGTGACACTCCCAACGTCTATGACGAGACCAAGGACGGCGATGAAAAGCCTGATTCTTTGACTGGCGCATGGCAGCGTTTGAATAAGGAACTGTCGGTTGTCCACTATATGGAGCGGGCTGATCGCCTTTCGTCCCTCGGTCAATTCGGACTGCTGTACATGGGGTTCGCCGATGCCCTTCCGGTGTCCGAGCCTGTGGTAGGGGCCGCCCAATTGGTATATCTGTCCGCATATAGTGAACAGAATGTGTCGGTACAGCGGTGGGACATGGACGAGAAATCTCCACGCTTTGGCCTGCCCGTTATCTACACCTTGATGACCAGTAGCATGGGGCAATCCGGCAAGAATAGCCAAACCAAGTCCATGACCGTACACCACTCCAGGGTCATCCACTTGTCTGAATTCCTGGATGACGACGAGGTTTACGGCGTACCTCGCCTGCTGCCGTCCTATAACTACCTGGAAGATTTGGAGAAAGTGACCGGCGCAAGTTCCGAGACGTTCTGGCTTACTGCCAATCGGGGCATTTTGTGGACCGCCGACTCTGATGCTGAATTTGACGAGGACGACCGGGTTAAGATGAAGGAGCAGGCGGAGGAGTATGAGCACCAACTTCGCCGCAACATCACCGGGACTGGCATCAAGGCCCAGGTACTAGGTAGCGAAACCCCAGATCCGAATGGCAACACCAAGAACCTGCTGTCCCTGATTGCCGGTACGCATGGTATGCCACAACGGATCTTGGTTGGTGCTGAGGCCGGTGAGTTGGCCAGCAGCCAGGATTCATCAAACTGGATTGGTCAAATCGATGACCGGCGCGCCACGTGGGCAGGGCCCAGGGTACTCATGCCGTTTATCGTCAAGATGGTCGAGACTGGGAATCTACCTCGACCGGTTGGCTCGATCACTGCAGGCTGGGACCCGTCAGCCGGTTTGACTGATAAGGAGAAGGCAGAAATTGCCAAGGCCAAGACTACGGCCTTGGCAGCCTATGTTGCGACAGACGGGGCCGACCTTGTGGTGCCGATCCGTGAATTCCGTGCCGAGATCCTGGGTCTGCCTGAGGTATCGATCTACGAGGAAGAGCCTGAGGAAGAGGAAGACGAGGAAGACGAGGATGTACAGGACGCATTCCAGGGCAATGCCAGTGTGTAACGGTCATAGCCTCCAGGTGAATGCCAAATTGCGACAGGACCCAACGCGGACAAAGACTCTGCGCACAAGATTTGAAGCCGAGTTCAAGAAAAAGTTCGCCCGCGTCCTGGCCGAGCTTGCAGACTTCATGGACCAGGCCCCTGGGATCATGGCCAACAAGAAGTACGACTTCCCAGTTGGCCCCCTGCAGACCTCAACGCTCCTGGACTTCCTGAATGAGTCGCTAAGCCGGAACCTTATCGATCCTGTAGAGGCGCAACGGATCATCAGGGACAAGGGTATAACGCCCGCCCCGGGCAATTGGGTGGAAAGGTACCTATACGACTCCTACAAGAAAGGGGTCCGTCGGGCGCAATCTGAGATCAACAAGCGTACCAAGAACGGGGGCCGGGTCGAGTTGATGAAAGGCGCACTTAAGCGCAAGAATCACCAGGATAAGCTGGCACAAATCCTGGGCCGGGTATATACAAATCTTGAGGACATCACCGAGGCGATGGAGGCTGGAATCCGGCGCGAAATCGCCCTGGGTCTGGAAGGCGGGGAAGGCACTGAGGCAATCGCCAGGCGCATTGAGGGCCGGGTCGAGAAGATCGGCCTTACCAGGGCCCGTACCCTGGCCCGTACTGAGGTGATCCGGAGTCACCACGCTGCCAATATTGCCACCTATCGCGAAGCGGGGATTCAAGGCATAGAAGTCCAAGCGGAGTTCGCCACAGCTGGTGACGCCAGGGTATGCACTGAATGCCAGGGTCTGGAGGGCAAAATCTTCACTTTGGCCGAGATAGAGGACATGATCCCGGTACATCCGAATTGCAGGTGTGTAGCCCTGCCGATAGTGGAATTCTAGGCCAAGCATTGCAACGAGTTCCACCCTAGGTTATAATGGCCCCGTAAAGCCGTAATCTTGGAACGCGCCATGCCTTGTACTTGTGACACACCGAGCCAATCTTTCATCACGCTGAACCAGATCGCCGCACCCACGCGGCAAACCTGGCGCAACGAGGAATGGCTCGCTGTCCCTGTCATCATGGCAATCGATGGCGTCGAGATGAAGGGAGCGGTAATCCCAACCGAAGAATTCTTCGCTCCGTCCTGGAACGGTGTACCCGTCACATTCGGTCACCCTGCAGACGCCAACGGCGATTTTCTTACTGCAAATACTCCTGAAACCCTGGACGCCTACTCGGTCGGCTACATTTTCGGCACAGTGTTCACAGGCGGCAAGCTTAAGGCTGAAGCCTGGGTCAACATCGCGCAAGCCGAAGTTCTGAGGGAAGGTTCTATCGAAGCCTTGGAATCCGGTGGACTGAAGATTGACGTAAGCACTGGGTATTTCGCCCAGCACACCCAGGGTGATGGGGTTATCCTTCACGGCAACATCAAGCCCGACCACCTTGCTATTCTGTTCGACATTGCCGGGGCCTGTTCAATTGCGGACGGTTGTGGTGTGCGGGCCAACCAAAACAGGGGAAAACCCATGCCCAAGAAAACTGTACTCGCTGCTGCACTGGCCACGATCAATAGCGCTCTAGGCGTTGGTGCTGGCAAAGTCGAAGCCGACACTTCCGAGGAGAGCGAATTCTCCAAAAAGCTCACTATCGAGGCTAACCGCCGGGGCAGTAGCGACGATTTTCGACAGATGGTTGCGGACCTGGTCAGTTCAGACGATTCACCATTCGTACCGGAGGATATGTACGGTTTGATGGACTTGTCAACTGAAACGACCAAAATGCTGCGCAATCAGTACGTACAAGGTTTCATGGAAACCAACGAGGAAGCGGGTACTGAACCCGTCGCCACTACGACTTCGACAGTGGCAACCACAACCCTCGAATCGGGGGATTTAAACCAGCAAGAGGGGCAAACCATGCCTGAACAGAATACAGTTCCGGTTGTAGTACCGGAAACCAAGGGGGCTGGGGTTACCCTGAATGAAGCTGATCAGGCAGCCCTGGAATTTGCGCGTAACCAATTCGAGGAGCATCGTAAAGCGCTCGTCGCTCGCATCACTGGCAACAGTGAGATGAAGGCCGAGCAGCTTGAGGCCATGTCGGTCGCAATGCTGCAGACTGTAGCCGATGGTTTGCGCCCCGCCGCAAACTACGGTGTCCGTGCGGCTAATCAACCCTTGGCGGCCCATGAGTCAGAGAACGAGGCCGAATCAACCAAGTCCATGCAGGCCCCAGACGTTTTCGCGTCTATGAACACTAAGGCAGGTGCATAATGTCTAGCAACAACACTCCAAAGTCCATCTTCCTTATCGGTCGCCCGAAGGCCCGCGAAGGTCTGGCCGGTGCTGCCGGTATTCTGCCAGGCATGCTGGTTGAAGGTATCCCAGCCGGTGGCGAGGTCGTCGTTCACGCAACGGCTGGTGGCGTAGGTGCTCCTGCTTTCGCCCGCCCCAACGAGGTCATCGGCCACGGCATCGATGTCGCATATGCCGATAACGATACCGTCCTGTATGGTGTCTCATCCCCAGGCGATGTGGTCTACGGCTATATTGCTGACGGCGAGGTAGTCACTGCTGGTGACTACCTCCAGTCGGACGGCGCTGGTGCCTTTGAAGCTCTGGTGGCTGGCGTTCCTGGCACCACACTTCCCGGCATTGCCTTGGTTAAGGCGCTGGAAACTATCGATAACTCAGCGGGCGGTGCTATCGCTCGCATGAAACTGGAGGTCATCTAATGCCACAACCTAAAGTAGCCCAGGTCGGTGGCGCAAGCAAAGTGCTTGGCCAGACTGGCCGGTTGAACGTCAACAGTCACCGCCCCTTTCTTAACGAAGCGGGTGAATCGCGGATTGTCGGCAACGACGGCAAGCCCCTTGTCGCGAATGACGGGGCCCTGCTCCGCTATGACGAGTGGAAAGACATCGATACCGAAGTTGTAAAGGTTGCAGTCGATCGTTTGGTTGGCATCCGCGATCTCCAGGCTGCTGGCCTGACCCACAACCTCGGATCGTTGGGCATCACCTTGTCCCAGTGGGAAGAAGAGTCCGACATGACCGGGGCGGATGTTTCCATGTCCGGCATCACTGAAGGCGAAGAGGACACACCCGCTTTCAATCTGCGCGATGTGCCAGTGCCGATCTTTCACAAAGACTTTTCTGTGAATATTCGTCGCCTGGAAGCGTCACGCATGGTCGGCGAGTCTATCGACGTAACGGCAGCCAGCATTGCTTCACGGCGCGTTACAGAGAAGTCCGAAGATATGCTTTTCGGTGGTTCTCCGATCGTAGTTGAAGGCAAGGCCCTGTACGGGTACACTACCCTGCCAGGCCGTACGCAGATCACCCTTGGCGCTAACTGGGATACTTTGACGCAATCGCAAAACGCCACTATCCTGGACGACGTCCAGACTATGCTGCAAGGCGCTCGCGACGACAAGCATTACGGGCCATTTGTCCTGTATGTCCCACGCGGTTATGAGTACAAGTTGGACGAAGACTTCAACGCGAACTACTCTGGCGTCACTGTCCGGGAGCGCTTGGAGAAGCTGGGCGGCATCGATCGGGTTTCTGTTGCTGACCGTTTGGCCGCCAACAACGTGGTCTTGGTTCAGATGACCCGAGATACCGTAGACCTGGCGGTCGCACAGCCCATCACCGTTGTCCAATGGAACTCCATGGGCGGCATGGTCGAGAACTTCAAGGTGATGGCCTGCTGGGCCGCTCGTCTGAAGTCCGATTTTGATGGCCGGAGTGGTGTCGTTCATCTGCGGCCTGACTAATAGGGGCCGGAGGTTCCCAACCTGAATGAGAAGGGCCTTTCGGGGCCCTTCTTTTTATCAAAAGGTACAAGATATGCCAAATTTTAAGATCACCGAAGGCAAGCTGATTCGCGGTGAAGGCCCTGACAAACAGGTGTTTGTTCGTGGCGACCACATCGAGTTGACCCTTGAGCAAGCCAAGAAGCATGGCATGAAGTGCCTGACCCTAGCTCCCGAGCAGTCCGAAATGGAGATGACCGTTAACCCTAGCGAAAAGCGGCCAGGCCAGAAGCGACCAAGCCGATCGGCCAAAGCCAGGGCCAAAGCAGCAGTGGTTGATCAAGAGCCGAGCGACGAAACCACCAACGAGCTATAGAGGTTTAGCATGGCAGTCAACACCACATCTGCAGAAGTAAAGGCCCTGATTGATACGGAACTAACAGTTGAACCGTTTATCGTCGCGGCCACCTTTCTGTACAACGCCCGCGTTGGGGTGGCGCTTCCTGATGACCAGGGCAGTGTGGTGTTGACTTGGCTGGCTGCTCATTTCGTGGCCGTGGCCGACCCCAGGGAGACACAAGAATCCGTGGGCACCGGGTCATGGTCGTTTGAAGGCAAGGCAAGCGCTTTGGCTAGTGGGCTCATTTCCACGTCTTATGGCCAGACTGCACTATCCCTGGACACTAGTGGCAAATTGCGGGATAACGATAAGCGCAAAGCCAGGTTCAGAGTTCTATGAGTACGCTATATCACCCCATTACCTATTGGCCCCCGGAGTCAAACCCGGTTGCTGAAGCTTATCTAGGCCGGGTAGCTCTGAAGGGCAAAGAACCCGACGGGGGCATACCGAAAGCGGGCCGCTCGAAAGCATACCTCAAGGAAGACGTCTTCCGTGTCGGCGGTGTAGTGGCGGACGGAACGCACACAGATATACCCATCACGGCTAGAGAGATCAAAGAAATAGATCCTCGGATGTCGCGGAGGGGCAGCCGTATTCTGTACGAGGCTACTCTGTCTGACTACAGTGGTGAAAATCTGTTTGACACTGCCCAGGTTTACCGCCTGACAAAACAAGACGACGGCAGCGGCGGTTTTATTGAGCAGCCGACATTGGTTGAAGAAATACCTTGCAGCATCACGTTCTCAGCAGGTGAGGAAGTCGTAGCCGACAATGAGAGACCAGACGGCAACTACACCATCACGGCATTGAAAACGGCGGATCTGGAAACCGGCGACACGCTGGTTATCGCGTCCAGGGCCCAATTCCACCTGGAGGTCATAGGGGAGGTGATCAAACCGCCCCAAAGTTTGTATCTTTCGGCTGCTCTGGGGATTGCTGATGGCACAAGTCCGCTCGACCTTCAACCTTGATGAGGTAATCGCAGACATCGAGGGCCATACCCAGATCAACGCACAACGGGCAGCCTTCAAAGCTGAAGCCGCAATCAAGCGCCAACTAACTGGGCAGCGCTCCGGGGCGCAGTACAAGGTCAGCGAAACAGGCAAGCTCCACACTGCATCGGCTCCAGGCGAGAGCCCCGCCGTTCTCTCTGGCGATCTGAGGGCCAGCGTGACCACAGCACCCGCTCCCGGAAACGCCAAACTTTACTACGTTGGTAGCGATAAGCTTTATGCTGTCCACCTGGAGCAGGGCACCAAGTTCATGGAGCCTAGGCCGTATTTTGTCAAAGCCATAAAACAAGCCCTGGTGGACATTCGCCGTGAACTGGGCAGGAGCATGAACTAATGTTGGCTGAAATCGTCGCCTTGTTAAGATCCGATCCCGTTATCCAGGGCCTGCTGCCAGAAGATCCGATTACCGGGCAGGCTGCCGTATATACCCAATGGTCCTTGGAATCCAAGCAGCCTTATGTCACGGTCATGTACGACGAAACCATGGTGGCCCAGGTGTCTGGCGCTATCGCGGGCGGCTCATTAAGCTTCAACTGTTGGGACTCGGGCTCCAGCCTGGCCAGAGTCCAGGCCGTCGGTCAGCGCCTGGTGGACATGTTAGACTATCGAGATTTGGGCACTACCAGGGGCCACGCCCGGCTGAAGGTCGTGTCATCAGGCATCATCCCGGAACCCGAGCCAAATGTCGTACGCTGGGGTGTCACTGTCGGAACCCGGATGTTGCGATCTGCAGCTATAGCGGCCCGAGTGGCCAGAGATTCAAGTCCGGGCTTGGTGCTGGTCAACATCAACACCGGGTCGTCTGCCGATTTGACCGCATTGCCAGGCATCACCGCTGGCAATGCGCAAAGCGCCATAGACTACCGTACGGATAACGGGGCATTTGCCGCCATTGAAGATATTCTCGATGTGGCGGGTATTGGGACCAGGAAGTACGGCCAAATCAAGGGACTGATCACGGTATAGCCGGATAGCGCCCAAATTGGCCTTGTGGTACAATGTGGGTCTAGGCCGTGTGACGCCAGCATACTACACAAAATCAGGCAGGAGTACGAACCATGTCAACAGGAGTTTCTACCAACACCGTCAAGCGCATGATGATCGACGCTGGCACCGTGATCGCGGACTACGAAGAAGCAGGCGAGCGCATCCTGGGTGCTACTCGGGAAGGCGCTACCTTCATAATCGAGCAAGACGTCCGGGTGATTCCGATTGATGGAGTTCGCGGATCTTTGAAGGGCGCTCGCCGCATCATCAATGAGCATGCCCGCATCACGGTTGGCATCATGGAGATGACCGCCGAGAACTTTTCGCTGGCGCTCATCGGTTCGGCGATTACCCGGGCTGGTACGGACCCGGACGAGATTGACACCATCACGCGGGAAATTGCCTTTCCGGCAGAATCCACTTACCTTACCAACGTCGCACTAGTGGGTCGCCGTCGCGATACGGGCGATGACGTGATCTTCATCATCAAAAACGCATTGTCCGAAGGCAATTTCGAAATCGAGACCACAGACGATGACGAGGCAAGCCTGTCCGTTACGTTTGCCGCACACTTCGACCCGGCTGATGTAGATGTCAGTCCTTGGGAAATTCGAGTTCCAGTTCAGGCGTAATGTATGACCGAAGATAAGAAGCCAAAAGTCGTGTTAGTGCGCCTTACCGCTGGTGTGGCGCTCGATTTTTCTGCTGTATTGGCCGATGCGATCGAGCATATCGATCCGGCCTTGATGGCGAAAGCACAAACTGCTAACAAGGAAGGCGGCAACATCGCTGCAGAGGTTGGCGGCGAGGTGATCAAGGCCCTGCTGAAGCACAGCCGTGTTAGTGCTTTCGCATTCCTTGCAAGTTCAGCGGGCATGACAGCCGCACAACTTCGTGAGGAGCCCTTGTCCACCATTACCAGCATCATCAGCCAGATTAAGGCTGACCCGGAGTTGGCGGATTTTTTAGAGCAAGCTCGCGGGATGCTAGGCTAGGGCCGTGGCTGGTAGTTGACCAGCTGCTCGCCCGATATGGGTGGACGCTGGAATACCTGCACAACATGCGGCCCCGAGACTACTTTCGGGCATCGCAAGCGGCGTTAGAAGGGCACAGCAAGGAGGCCCGCGAGAACCTTATAGTGGAAGCATTTGGGGCATGGATGGCAGGATATGGAGGCAGCAAAACATTTAACGACTTCCTACAACACCTGGGACTTGGCGAGAAAACCACCAAGCCGCGAAGCAGCAAGGAGGCCAATCTTGCCTATGCTCGCCGGATAATGGAGCGTGATCGTGCTAGAACTATTTAAGATTGTCGGCAAGATCGCCCTGGAGGGCCAGGAAGCCGTTAACAGAGCGTTAACGGACGTCACCCAAAACGCGACTTCAACTGACCAAGGGATGATCCGCCTTGGTGACAGTATGCAACGCCTCGGGACCAAGGTTTCCGCAACGGGCGGGAAGATGACCAAGTGGGTCACCGGGCCCATGGCGGCTGTCGGCACGGCTGTCGGCCTTCTTGCCAACAAAGCGGCTTCCTACACCAAAGATCTGGACCGCATGGTCCAGATCTCCAACACCAGCAGCACCCAATTCCAACGCCAAGCCTTCGCGGTGAAGAGTGTTGGCATCGAGTCCGACAAGTACGCAGACATCCTTAAAGACGTGAACGATGGCGTCGGCGACTTCATGGCTACGGGTGGCGGCCCTATGGCCGACTTCTTCGAAAACATCGCTCCGAAGGTTGGTGTAACGGCAGCACAATTCAAAAACTTATCCGGACCCGATGCCCTGCAGCTATATGTTAGCAGCCTAGAAAAGGCCAACGTATCGCAGGCTGATATGACCTTCTACATGGAAGCCCTGGCTGGTGACAGTGCCGCCCTATGGCCCTTGTTGAGAAACAACGGCAAGGGAATGAAGATGCTTGGCGATGAAGCGGAAAACGCTGGCCTGATCCTGTCTGAAGAAATGCTGGCGTCTACCCGCGAAGCCAGGGGCGACATGGCGAAATTCGGCCAGGTCATAGATATCGTCGCTGTGCAAATTGGCGCTGCCCTGATCCCGATATTGACGGCCTTGGTGCCTGTTTTGATCGACGTGGTAGTGCCTGCAGCCAAGGCGGTTGCGGATGTAATTACCACGTTGGTGGAAATGTTCACCGCTCTGCCCGAGCCTGTTCAAACCTTCATAACCACTGCGATCGGCATAACCGCCGCGCTGGGCCCGGTTTTGGTCGTTGTGGGCAAGGTCATCGCGATCATCGGGGGCCTGACCAAAGCTTTCGTCGCCGTCAAATTGGTTGTACTGGCCTTCGCCCCGGCCCTGGGCCCTATCTTAGTGGCGGCTGCCCCGGTTATCCTGATAGTGGCGGCGGTTGCTGCCGGTATTTACCTTCTAGTTACGGCAGTGCAAGCTATCATCGAGCACCTGGGCGGCTGGGACGAAGCCTGGCGCAAGACCAAAGAACTGATGGCCTCACTTTGGGAATCCATCAAACAGCTGTGGGCGGACGGGTCCCAGTTCTTGCAAGAAAAAATACTACAGATCATCGGGTGGTTCCAGGAAATGCCCGCCATGGTAGTGACCGCCGTTAAGGGCATGGTCACCGCGGTGCTGGATTGGTTTTCAAATATGGCCAACATGGCGGTTCAAGCTGTTAAAAACATGTTCATGAACGTCGTTAACTATGTGAAGAACATGGCGCAAAACGTCGTTGACAGCATCAAGTCCATGTATAACGCAGTGGTAGGCAACAGCATTGTGCCGGACATGGTAAATGGCGTCCTGGACGAATTCAACAACATGACCGATGGCGCTGTACGAGACACACAGAACCTGGTCAAGGGAGTCAACAGTGAACTAGCTGGGCTGCCCTCCCAGGTTAACCCAGAGGTCAACATGAACGGCGCTGGCGGAGGCCGGGCAGCCGGGTCTGGCGGAGGCCAAACAGTGGTCGATATGCGCCACGCCGTGATTCGTGACGACAAAGATATGTTGGATCGCATGCGCAGATCAGGGCTCGACATGACCGGGGCGTTTTAATGCCAGTCCTCAGTGAATTCTCTCAGCAAGTTGTAGTCGACAATCGGCTGGTGCGGGTTCATGACTTATCTATAAAGATGTCGTCCAGCCAGCGGGTGACATCGATCGATTTCGTGGTTGAGCAGCTGGAAATCGAAGGCCAGGCGGCAGCGTATGACGCTTCTGTGGTCGGTGCTGAGGTCGTCGTTTTGCAGGCCGTCGGCGATGACGTCGAGACCTGGTACTCAACTGTAGTGGATGTCAACGAGAAGCGTACCAGCGACTATAGCTTTAAGCGCCTCCAGTGCAGGTCTCTAGAACAGAGCGCTATAAATACCCGATTCCTCGACTTATGGCGCAAAGAAGAGGCCAGCACGGTGGTCCTGGAGGCATGGCAGCGTCACGCTGGAAGCAACAGCGATTTCGATTCCCTGTCCCTGTCCGGGATCGATGTTAATACCACGCGCATCGAGGAATACAGCAGCGAATTTGGCAGCTTGTACGAATTGATGGAAGAGATTTGTCTGCTGACCGGGTGGGCCTGGTCCCTGATAGGTACTACGCTCTATTTCTTTGACCCGTTGACAAACATCGGCCCGGACATAACCCAGTCTGACAAACGCATCGAGCGTGATACCATCGATTTGAAGGTCAGCCTTCAGGGCGTCTTCAATGTGTATCGCATGCAAGCTTGGCAGTACAGCACCCTGGCTATAGGCAACACCTTCGTTGCTGGCGATTGTGTGGATGGCTTCCTATTCAACCCTGATCTGATCCGGGGCGTTGAAGTTGTCGGCATTCCGCGTATTCAACAGTCTAAGTGGAGAGACGAGGGCCTTGAGGTCAACTCGGTCGAGCAAGAAGGCATAGTCACCCTTAACAAGAGCGTCACAGCCTCGGACGATCTGCGGGGCCCACTGACAATTGACCTCGAAACTCGTCGCCTGGTCTGGGTCGAGCGCCTGGACGAGATATCGGTCATCAAGTACGGCAGACGGGACGCTCCACCCCTAGGCGATAACGGCGGCATGACTATCGCGGCTGCCACCCAATTCCTGGATACGATGCTGGGCTATCGGGCCACACCGGCTGCTGACCTAACCTTAAGCGTCTTGGGAGTCGGCTGGAGGCCGGACATGGTCGTTACCGTAACCCTGGACGACCCCCCGCTTAGCGCAGCACTGTACATCACGGACGTCACACGCACGACCGATGGCAGCGATCTGTCAGTGTCCATCACCCTGACGAGCCCTAGTGAAGTGATCGAAGGGGCCCAGGTACAGGCCGGAGCCAAGCGCAGCCGAAGCACTTTGGACCCGGCATACGAGATCGGGCGCAGACTTGAGCGGCTGGAGCGTAAAGTAGCCCACCCGGCGCAAGCACTGGGACAATCCACCGGGATCTTTGGGGTTTTTGGTGGCTCATACGTCTCGACTGAATATAGTGCCTGGCAGCAGATCACAACAGTTAAGCAGGTCAATCGCACGGCTGAAGCGCAGGGCTGGAGGCAATCAGTATTCACTAGTCTGGATAACGATGTATTTGTCGCAGACTCGCAAGGGTGGCAGCAAACAGTAACCACTAACATCAACAACGACATAGGGATTACCGACTCGCAAGGGTGGCAGCAAACAGTAACCACTAACATCAACAACGACATAGGGATTACCGACTCGCAAGGGTGGCAGCAAACAGTCGTAACAAATATCTTATCCAACGTCGCAGTAGACACAGGGTGGGCCCAGAGTGTAAACTTTGAGATTATAGATTCTAATGGCACCACCATTGATGATGACGTTGGCGTTCCGGTCGGTGGCACCACAGCAGATGACGACGTTGGTGTGCCAGGTGGCGCAGGAACATCGGTAGACAACGACATTTCACTAGGTTAAAGGGGTACGGCATGAAATTAGCAGGATGGGCAGGGTACATTAACGTTCTTTATCTCGCCACAGGAAACCGGGATCGTGTCAGAAACGCCATCCTGGATGCGGGCCTGGAACTGACCGCCGAGCTATGGCTTGGTTTGACTACTGAGGAATTTGCGACACTACAGATTGAAGATGGGTTGGGTGGCACAGTGGCCAAGGCCATCACCGGGTCCTACGCTCTCGCCAACAACGAGGTGACAGTTACAAGTACGGCTACCTTTACAAGTGGTGAAGTGTCGTTTGACGTTACAACAGTGGCGCTCATTGGCAGCCTGGGTACGCGTATTGCAGAAGCTACGGTCAACATTCCTTCCGGCAACGCAGTTGAGATAACCCGCGAAGATTTGCTGTCTGAGGTTGCCTAGTGCCGTGTTCGTTCCGCTTAAGAACCACACGTCCTGATGGTAGTCGCGCGGACGTGCCACTGGATGATCTGCTTGGTGAGTCCGGGCTGCTTGGTGATAATGTATACACCGAGCAGTCGCGGGTGGTTGAACAGGTAGAGGTCGGAACGGCTCCGAATACGGTTACTATTGACCGCATGATTCAAGTCGTGTTCGTTAATACCGCTAATCAAACATTGACCCTTAACTTTGATAACCCCCCGGTGTAACGGGACAGGAGAAGCAGCATGGCTACGAAAGGTTTCTATAGGAAAACAGTACGCAACGCAGCGGGCACAGCCATCTCCGGGGCCAGTGTGACGGTTGATGAACTGGACGGCTCTCCTGCTACTATCGAGGACGCTGGTGGCGCACCCCTGTCGCAGCCACTAACAACTGATTCCAATGGGGTGTTTGCTTTCTATGTCCTATTTGGGTCGTACGACATAACCGTTACCAACGGCGGCGACGTGGTACCCCTGCCACAGCAGTTGGTCGGCCCTGATCAAGCCAGTCTGGCCAGCGCCGGATCTGTTATCGGGCAGACAGCTTTATTCGCAACGGGTGTGCCACTAGGCGATTATGTCCTGCTGGATGGGACGGCTTACAGTACTGCCACTTACCCGGACCTCGCCCCACTTATGACGGCGTTACCGCCCTCTTATACTGAGGTCGCTGGAACACCTACATTGGCGGGCGTTGGGAATGGCGTATTTGCCGACGCAGACTATGTCTATGCAGTGCATTTCAGTTCACCCTATCTCACCATCCTAAACCGCTCAGACTTTACTGAGGTGGCTGGAACCCCTACTTTGGCGGGCACCGGGAGAGGCATATTCGCCGACGCGGATTATGTCTATATAGGGCACGACAGTTCGCCCTATCTCACCATCCTAAACCGCTCAGACTTTACGGTTGTAGCTGGGACGCCTACTTTGGCAGAGAGGGGGCAGGGCATATTCGCCGACGCAGATTATGTTTATGTAGTGCACGACGTTACGCCCTTCCTCACCATCCTAAACCGCTCTGACTTTACCGTTGTAAGTGGAACACCTACATTGGCGGGCGATGGGCAGGGCATATTCGCCGACGCTGACTATGTCTATGCAGCGCATAGCGGTTCGCCCTATCTCACTATCGTCAACTTTTTGGATAACGGCTTCGAGGTGCCCACAGTAGCAAGCCCGGACCCGGTACTGGAATACAGAATCCGCGCACTCTAATAAGGTTTCAGCATGGCCCAGAGCAACGACGACAAAGATTTCCACAGCCGTCGTGGTTCGCTTGATCCCCTGTGGATGAAGCTGCACGGCCACGAACAGGACATCCGTGAACTGTATCGCTACAGCGCCCAGGCGTACGAGCGCATCAGTGCCACAACCGAAGTCCTGGCTAACCTACGGGCGGATATGAAAGGGGTACAGGAACAGATCCACAGCGACCACGAGGCCGTACTGGTCGCTGTGGGTGAAGTAAAGGCTGCCCAGGCTACGGCTAACGGCGGTTGGCGAATAGTGAAGTGGGGTATTTCACTGATGATCGCAACTGCTAGCACAGCGCTGGCGGGCCTGGGGCTGATGTACAAGTCGGGGCTGGCGGGCTGATGCCAATTTTCGAAGGGGCATTCCAGAACATTGTAAACTACACCGCTATCACGGACGTTTTAGTGGCGCTCCCTGGCCTTGGACGCCCTTATGCCATCGGTGTTTTTTGTGACTTTGATAACAGCACAGGCATCACGGCGCTTCGAGTCCAGAGAACCTTACAAGATGCAAACCGGGCATTCGGGGAAATGTTTGCATGCGATATGAGTGGCGGTTCGGTTGTCGTGTACTCGCCAAACCTTGCGGCGGGGGAAACACTATTAGCCCCGGCCAATACCCTGAACCTTGGGGTGGAACCTGTCGCCGGGCGGGTGCTCGTTGACCCTAACATTTATGCGAAAGATTCCCCAGCTAACTTGTACGACTACTACCTATGGACTGGGGATTTTGTGTGTCAGTGGGAGACAGGTACTGAGGCGGTTGAAGCCCGAACCAACGGGCGACCATACTACTACATCGACCAAGAGTATGTTGGTGGTGATCCCGATCAAGATGACAGGGTTCTGCCCCCGGCGACAATTCCGGTTGGGCAAAATCTTGTCCTACAAAGCGACGTATTTAGCTATGGTTACGCCCTCGGAACCGTCGTGGCTTGGGGGCCGAATGTAAAAATCAATCCATACCAGATTAGAAAACGATCTATACAACCAATCTTTGAGAGGTTTATCCCGTCGGACGAACGGACAGATCAGTACGCCTATGAGCGCCCGCCCTTTATCGCCGTAGTAAGAAAGCGCAATGCCCCGGTTGTCTCCACAGCAACTTGGACCCGGTTCGAGAACTCCGCCTACATTCTTGCAGAATCTGAAGGGCCAATCGAATCCTATGACTCGTTCCAAAGGTATAGCGGGTTCAAATCTGTCACTGAAGAGATTGGTGGACTTTGCTCCCCTGAATCAGACAACACCCCAGGGCCGCGTACATCGACATTTATTGCGAGGATCGAGCTTACTGCTTCTGACGACACCCTATCCAACAGAGAGCAGCTTAACGGTGTTAGGGGTGTCGCCTGGGATACGGATTATACGCTGCCGGTTGAAGTCGTTGAACTTCCAGACCGGGTTTATGCCGGGCGCGTACCCTTCAGCAGTACAGACGAAACGAAGGTGCGTTGGACCGTGGGGGGCGGCGTTACAAAAGATCCCTTTGAAAACACTTCCGGGATTTTCGGGGCTGTGGTGGGTCGGTATAGTTCAGCGACTCGCCACATTGCTGCACGTCTTCTCGTTGGGGCACCTTATTGTTATGCGTCATTCAGCACTCCTGTCGTACATCAGCAACTAGACCCCGTATTTATTGAAGTCACAGAAGCAAAACGGACTTATACACCCGGGGACTTCCCCACGAAGCTGACAAACTACGCAGATTACGTGGTACGAAGTGTGCCTGCTTACTTCATCCATACATATGCAACGTTTAATGACACCGAGAGAATTCATTTGATGTACCGCACAACGACGGAAACATACCAAGGCGTAGCTGTTCCGGGACTTACAGCTGGGGAACTTGCCCTAATCGAGGCCGTAACATGAAGTATTTCAAGGAACATGAGTTTAGCGGCTGGTACGACCAGCTAAATCCTGCCCTAATGGTCAACCTGGACGAACTACGACACCGCTGGGGGATGCCTATCGCCATCAGCCCAGTACGCGGGGCGGTAGGACGGCACAAGGGTGAGGACAATACCAGCCAGCACAACGTGGACAAGTGGGGCGAGGTACGCGCCGTTGATACGCTGCCGTGGGGTATTAAAACGCAGGAGGACGCCAACCGGTTTTACAGACTATCTCGGGATTGTGGGTTTAGTGGTGTGGGGTTTTACCCTCAGTGGGAGCCGCGTCCAGGTTTCCATTTGGACGTTCGGGTAAACGCCAATTTGCTGTATGTAGCAACCTGGGGGCAAGTGGACGGCGAATGGACTGGCATTCAAGCCGCCATTGCCCAGTTAGCCGAGTTTATGAAGAAGGAGAGTCTATGAACCCAGATTGACTGCAGTATGAACCGACGCAACTTATTATCCTGACAGAAGTGCAACCATGAAAAGGCTATTTGCAACGCTGATTTTCGCTATCGCCCTCACCGGGTGTTCAATTCTGCCGGACGCTGGAACTACCGAAGCGCTTGGAGTCAACTACCTGCTAGGCAAAGCCACCCAGCAGTTCGTGGACGGCAGCGGCGAGCGCCGTGCCCGCGTCCTGGATGCCGTGGCTGACGCCCGCCAGTACATCGAGGCCGGTGAGTCCGTTACCGTCGCCGCACTGTACGAGGGGGCGCTTGCGCGACTGGATGGTATGGACCCGCTTGACAAGCAGGCGCTCATCACCATACTCGCCAACGCCAAGGGCAGGCTCGAAACGGCTATAAGTGCGGGGGCGCTGGACCCTGACGAACGAGTGGTGCTGCTCGACACCCTCAAATGGATTGAAGCAGCGGCCAGATGACCATACGCCTGGTTCACGGCTTCAACGTGTGGGACGGTGGACGGAACACTATCGACCGGCTGAAGCCTTATCTACCCCCGCCCATAGTCGAGCATGACTATGGGCACGTTTTGCTTTTGGGTCTACGATGCCGTAATGCGCAAACCGTGCGCGACATCGGCCAGGCCCTGACCCCAGGGTCGGTGTTGATAGGCCATAGCAATGGGGCCCTGATCTGCTGGGAGGTGGCGCGCCGTTATCCTCACAAGGTGGCGGGTGTGGTGACTATCAACGCGGCTATGCGCAGGGACACCCAGTGGCCGTCGTACATGCCGGTTCTTAACCTGTACAACCCGAAAGACTGGGCCGTACTGCTGGGCCGCATATGGTCCCGCTTAACGTCGCTGGGCGGTTTGACACCACACGGCTGGGGTGCGGCTGGGCGATATGGCTTTACTGCTGACCAAGACCACGTGCAAAACTTGTGCACTACCGGCGCACAGTGGGAGCACCAGGCATCCCGCCATTCAGGTGTGTTTGCTAAGGACGGCAACGCCCGCCAATGGGGCGGCCTGGTGGGGATGTGGATCGCTACACTTGAAGGCACGGACCTGTAACACACAGTAACAGGTCCGGCATTGCCCGCTGGATGGGGGCATGGTACAATAGTCCTCTAGTCGATTCACAAATAGAGAGATAGAGACATGAATCTAATCGAGACGATCACCACAGTAACGGGCGTGACTTATAGGCTGTTCGAAACGGGCAGAGGTTTTAAATCGACTCTCACTACTCCGGCGTTTGTTGACCGTCGCGGCAAAAATAGAGAAGAGGAGGTTATTGCCCGAGTTCATAGAACACAATCCGCTGCGATGAACTCGAAAATGCGCCCACGTGCTGCCACGCGAGTAGGCTGGCTAGAGCAGCAGCTATAAGAACGCCTCCGATAGCCAGAACGGCATCCCCGGTGCCCAGGAAGCGGTATCGGGTTGCCGACCCCCCACAGACATAGCCACCCCCCACACCTATAGAATAGAGAGATCTACAGATGCCAGAACTCAGCGAATGCGAACTTTCCTCAGAACTGATCTGCAGCCTGGCCGCTCCGAGCCCGGCTAAAAAAACCAGGCGCATGGCGATGGAGTCGTCCTTCATCACCTTTTTGTCTGCCCGTTACGGCATCGCCTCCAATCGCCAGGCCATCCAGGACATGGTCATCATGGAACTGATCACCGAAATCAGGATCTGGGCCAGGGCCGTCAGCACCGATAAATGGCCGTTGTAGTTTTTTATTAGGTCCGGTGTGTGTCCTCGTCGGACAGATAGTTCGAGGGCTGAGAACCTATCACAACTATCACAACACCTTCTGAACAGCCTGGAAAGCGGCACAGAGCGTGATAGGTTCTATATCCAAAGCGTGATAGGCTATCACAACAACCTATCACAGAACCCCAAACCGGCATTCCAGGAGGGGCTACAGCATGGTACCATGGCTCTAGTCCGGTTGTCTGTCTACTCCAGACTGTTTTCCTGATTCTAATACTAGAGAGAGAGAGGTAGTAATGGTTGACGTTGAGCTAGCCGCCCGATTCGGGAATCTGTTTCGTGGCAATACGCGGTCCTATGGCGAGTATATCGAAGGGAAGAAGTCGCCAGCTAGAACTGTGAAGAGCAAAAAGTACGACATCAAGAATTTCCAGGATCACCTGGATGGCAAGGTCGGACTCGGGATTGTGCCGATTCGTGACGACACCACATGTTGGTTCGCCGCCCTCGACCTGGATGCACACGACGACCTTCCAGATATAGACCTGGTAGCCCTGGAAGAGAGAGTAAGAGAGAAAGACCTGCCCCTAACGGTGTGCCGCTCCAAATCTGGCGGTGCCCACCTTTACCTATTCGGGTCGGAACCGCTGCCCGCTAAAGTGGTGCGCTCTACGATGTCGCGATGGTCTGAAGAATTGGGCCACTCCGGGTGCGAGATTTTCCCAAAGCAGGAACATCTGCCCGACATTCCGGGTGAAGGCAGGCAGTGGGGTAACTGGATTAACCTGTGCTATTTCGATGCGGACAATGCAGAGCAGAAGCGTTACTCTTTTGAAGGTGGCAGGAGGATCGAGTTCGAACACTTCCTAGACACAGCTGAGAACAGGCGAGTTTCTGCCGCCGCCCTATTGGAAAGATCCGAAACGAGCCATGCCGAGGCACCTCCCTGTATACAGTCGATGATCGCCAATGGTGTACCTTCCGGTTACCGGAATGAGGCCCTGTACAATTACTCAGTCTACCTGAAAAAGGCGTTTCCCGAAACTTGGCGTGATAAGGCTTTTGACTTAAATGCCCGCACGTTTGACAAGCCGCTAACCCACTCCGAAGCCAAAAAGACCATTACCAGTGCTGGTCGCCGCGAGTATAGGTATAAGTGTAAGGAGGAACCCTGCCGCTCATTGTGCAAATCCAGCATATGTGTGACTCGAAAGTACGGCATCACGCCCGAGGAAAAGGGCGAACTGGAGATGGGATCGTACCCGGAGTTCGGGCCCCTGAAAAAGTACATGACCGACCCTGTCAGGTGGGGCATTGCGGTGGATGGCAAAGAAATCGTGCTGTCCACCATCGAGATCATGGACTATAGGAAGGTGCGTGAATCCGTGGCCGACAGCCTGACCAAGCTGATACCGCCGATGAAAAACGACCGGTGGCAGGGCGAGTTACACAAGTTGATGACCGCCGCTGAATTGGTGGAGGCCCCCGAAGAAGCATCCACCTCAGGCATCATCCGATACAAACTGCAGGAGTTCGTGCGTAAAGCCGACCTGTCGAGTACAGGCGAGGACCACAAGGACCGGGAAGATCTGCTACATGGGGCCCCGGTTGTCCAGGCCAAGAATGGCGTCCGATATGTGTATTTCAGGGCCGCCGATTTCGTGGACTTCCTGAAGAAGACGAAATCCGAAGAGTTAAAAGGCCCGAACCTATGGATGGCCCTGAGGGCGTCCGGGATCGACCATATGAGAGTTCGCACCGCTGGAACTGTAGTGCCGGTGTGGGCAGTGCCTCTCTCCGGAGATGACGAGATCGATATCGATGAACCAGAATTGGAGCCCGACCTGTGATACATGTTGATGCAAAGAAGTCGAAAAGAGCTAACCGGTTTTCTGTGGTGTGCAATGTCTCGGACAACCACCTAGTGATGCCCATGCCAAACCGCCGGTTCAATAAGCGGCTGAAAAATTGGGCGGCCCCTGCTGTAGCCAGGAATGTGGACTACATCCTGCAGCTGGAGGAGAGGAATCAGGCGGTTCTCACCGACGAGGCCCGGCAGTTGTGCCAGAATTCTCTGGATATGCGGATTAAGCGCAGTACAGAGCATTTTCCTGCCTGGTACCCGTTCAAGACTACGCCCAGGCCAGTCCAGCTAAAGGGCCTAAACGCTATATGGGGCATCCCCAATCCGGCCCTCTTTTGTGAAATGGGTACTGGCAAGTCCAAGATGGTGATCGACTGGTTTTCTGCCAAGGTCATGAGTCAGGGCATCCGGAGCCTCGTAATCTTCTGCCCTGTGGCGATTCGCGACAACTGGGTCGAAGAGATTGGTGCACACTGCCCGCTGGCGGACCTTGAGGTAGGTGTAGTTGAGACCAAGGATACTCGGGCATATAGGGAGGTGCAAAGGTTCGTAGCCAAGGAATCAGAGGGTCCAAAGATTCTAATCTGCGGGATAGAGTCCCTACAGCAGGGATTCGCCAAAGGCAAGGCGTACGAACTGCTTTTGGATTTTGTGTCCGATGAGCGCAACCAGGGCTACCTGACCGCGATCGATGAATCCCACTACATCCAGAATCACACCACGAATCGCTGGGAGAATGTACACCGTCTGTCTATTGCTGCCAAGGCCAAGTTAATCGCTACTGGTACGGAAACGGACGGCAATCCCCTGGACCTGTTCGGCCAATTCGAGTACCTGGATACTGAGATCCTGGGGTTTGGCGACTACTACTCTTACAAGAACCGATACACGATAAGGGGCGGATTTGAGAATAAGCAGACCATAGGATTCCAGAATATGGACGAACTGATGGAACTGATCAGCCCGCACGTTTTCCAGGCTACCCTGGCTGAGGTGGCTGACATCCCCGAAAAAATCTACATGGCCCCCCGGTATGTGAGCCTTACCAAAGAACAGGACCGGGTAATCCGAGAGATCCAGAAGGAGGGTGAAACCACACTGTCGGGGGAGGGTGCTGACATCGAGGTCGTCACCGAGGGAGTGCTCGCCGTCTATACTGCCGTTCAGCAGGTGTGTTGTGGCCACGTTGGCTATGCCGAGCACTACCATTCCCTGGATGGCGAGGAGATCCTGAAGAGAAGGGTAAAGGCCAGGGTAGTCGCCCCGGATAAGAACCCCAAAATCCAGGAACTGATGTCTGTTGTCCAGGAAGTACGCGGTAAAACGCTGATCTGGTGCAAGTATAGAATGGAGATCGAGGACGTCGCCGACGCATTGCGCCGACGGTATGGTCACGACGCCGTTGTGGAGTACCATGGCGGTATGACCAGGGAGGAGAGGAAGCTCGCCGTTACCGACTTCAAAACCAGGGACAGCGCCAAGTTTAAAGTGTTGATGACCAGCGTTGGTGGCACAGGTCTCACATTCAACGAGGCCGTTTACAGCATCTACATGTCTAACTCTTTCAAACTGCGCGACCGTCTACAATCCGAGGCCAGGAACCACCGCATCGGCCAGAATGAACACGTAACGTACATCGACATAGTGGCCAAAACCAAGGTGGAACGGACGATCATGCGGGCGTTGCGGGATAAGAAAGACGTGGCCGACTACATACGTGATCGGCTGCGGTCCGGAGCCAAGGTGGACGAATTTCTGTAATATTGCCACCCATCCCCGTTCATGGTACAATAAACGTTCGATAGAGGAGAGAGTCAATATGCAAGCCAGTAAGGTATTCGTAGTACAGGAGAACCCTGGTCTGGATTACACCGATGCAGAGCGCTTTGGCGATATTCGGTTTATCACGAATCAGGAGTTCTCATCTGTATCCGGATCACTCAACAACAAAGGCATCTTAGCTGACATTGTCTATGCTCTGGCTAGTTTCAACCCCAAGGTAGACTATCTTTTGATGACTGGCAATCCGATCACCATCGGGTATGCCTTCCATCGCGCAATGTTGCGAGCCATTTCGGTGGCTGGCGATGCAAGCCCAACGCTGTACTTGCTGCGTTGGGACGGGTTCTCAAGGACCTATAAAGCTGTTCAATTCTAAGAGAGGAAGAGATATGAAGCACGGACAAGTACCATACGATAAGGATACCGGCGAAGAAATCGTGGAGCCTAGCACTACGGGCAATGTCGCGGTTTGGTTGCAGGAGTTCAAGCGGATGAAGGAACTCCTTACTTCCAATGTGCCGGTTAACCCTGGTCAACTCCAGGCGATCATGGGTGATGAGGCGTCACCGGCTGATATGGCCCAGATGTTCCAGGAGTTGAAGGAACTTCATGAGACAGCTGACTTCATCAAGAAGGAGTTTGGCAAATCTTTCGATTGGTTGCGGGTACAGTGCATCCCCGATCGTCTGGAAACCCTGGGTACTAGCTCGATGAATGTGAAGGGCTATGGTCGGCTGGGATTGACCGATGACCTCCGGGTGAAGATCCTGAATAAGGAAGGCGTATACACATGGCTGGAGGAAAACGACATGGGTGACTTGATCACCGATACCGTCAATGCCTCCACCCTCAAGGCTTCCCTCCGGAAGCGTTTGCAGAAGGGGGAAGAAGTGCCGGACGAACTGTTTGAATTAGCGCCGTTTACGCGGGCTAATCTGACTAAGTCCTAAAGATTGGCTGCTCAACAGCCGACAACTTGACAAAGATAGGAATATCGAAATGGTAGCACCAAAGAAAGCGAAGCAAGTAGCCACGGCGAGCAAAGACCAGTTGCCACTGTTCCTCCAGGGGAAGATGGACGACGATCGCGGTTCTGAGAACGTCCAGGCTGAAGACCTGGTAATCCCACGCCTGGAACTGGTCCAGGCCCTGTCCAAATGCCGGAAGAAAAACGACCCTGCATCCATTGCTGGTTGTGAAGAAGGCATGCTGTACAACAACCTGACCCGCGAACTGTATGGCGAGTCGGTGAACCTGGTACCGGTGCTCTTCAAGAAAGAATGGCTACTCTGGCGTGACCAGGAGTTGGGCGGAGGTTTCGCCGGGGCCCACGCTACCTTAGCCGAAGCAGAGCGCGAGCGTCAAACCCAGGAAGATGTGGATGAGTGGGAAGCTATTGAGACCCATCAGCACTTTTGCCTGTTGGTCCGTGACGACGGCGAGACTGAGGAGGTCGTAGTATCGATGGCCAAATCCAAGATGAAGAAGTCCAAGCAGTGGAATTCTCTCGTACGGATCAATGGCGGCCCTCGATTCAGCCGCATGTACAACTATGCTGGTGTTGCGGCCCAAAACGACAAAAATCAGGACTACTTCAACGTTGATGTGAAGAACAACGGGTTCGTGAGCGAGGCAGTCTTCTTGGCAGCTGAGAAAACATACGACTCAATTTCGTCTGGTGGTGCCAAGGCAGACTACTCCTTTGAGGGGGATGACGGCGACACAGCGGGTGACGAACCCGAATTGTAAGCAACAGATACGGGCCTGCGGGCCCGTTTTTCTATAGAGTTGAGAGAGGTTACAGAGATGAGAATTTCCAAGATTTTGAGCCAAAACCGGCGCGATTTTTATGCGTTGTATGTGTGCGAGCACTGCGGCCATGTTGAGGAAGCTAGTGGATACGACGACCACAACTTCCACGCTGGGGTCATCCCCGCTATGGAGTGCAAGAAGTGTGGGAAGACGGCCCCCGAGGATTTCGAGCCGGTTACCCCACTTTACCCGGAAGGTGTGCAGCTATGACCCTGGCTTATAGTTTTTTCGGCCCCCCAGGGACCGGCAAGAGTACCACCATCATCGACACCATGGCCCAGTGCGTCGAACAGGGCGTATCGTCCCATAGAATCGGCCTGGTGTCGTTTACAAAGGCCGCTTCACAAGAGCTTGCCAGTCGCGCCGGGATTGCCCCCGGCGGCAACGCGACCACAATCCATAGCCTGGCATTCCGTTTGGCCGGGCTGGTGCGCGAGCAGGTCGTCCAGGACACGGAACTGCGGGCATTCGGCAAAACCATCAAAATTCCGATCACCGGGGGCAACCCTGATGAAGGGGAGTTCGCTGAAGTCGGCGATTCCTATTTGGCGCTACATGCGAAGCTGAGAGCCCAAAAGCTGTACCCGCATGGCCTGGAGCAAGGCTTCATAGAGTCCAAGATCGATGGTGCCATGTGGCAGTTCGTGTATTTTTGTGAAGCCTATGACAAGTGGCGGGAGAAAAACGGCCTGATAGACTTCACCGATATGCTGATCCTGGCCATGAGCGCCCTGAATCCGAAAATTGACGTTCTGTTCGTAGACGAGGCCCAAGACCTGTCCAAGATCCAATGGGACTTGGTATACAAGTGGGCTGGGGCCATGGATCGGGTGTACATAGCTGGCGATGACGACCAATCCATCTATGTCTGGGGCGGTGCTGATCCTGAAGGCATGGTACGTTTCTCCACAGATTTTGATGCCGAGGTGCGCGTTTTGACCCAGTCGTACCGTATCCCGGTTGTGGTGCATGAGATGGCTAATCGCGTGATTCAGCACATCCAGGGCCCCAGGATGAACAAGCTCTACCATCCCACGACCCACCAAGGGGTGTTGCAGTACCACACTTCTGTTTGGTCCTTGAATGCCGTCCTGGAGGCCAACTCCGACACCCTGGTGCTGTACCGGAACCACAGCTTGCGTGAAGAGGTCGAGCATTTCCTGATGTCCAAGGGTGTCCCCTATCTCATCCAGACTGGCAAACCGGGAGTGCTGCAATCGATGTACGCCAGGGCGGCCATAACCTGGGACAAGATCTGCGGCGAGTGGAAGCAACACAAGTCGATCATCACGCCACACCACAAGCTTAAGCCACTATTGACCCTGGCAAAACCGTCTATCAAGCGACGTATTGCCGATGGCGACCTAACCGGCCTGGCCGGAAAGCACTGGAGCAAGGTCATCAATGTGCCGGGGCCCAAGGCCATGTACTTGCGCAAGATCGAGGATAAGTATGGTGCCCTTACCGTTTTGCCGTCGATTCGTTTGTCCACTATCCATGGATCTAAAGGCCAGGAGGCCGACAACGTGGTGCTTTTGAATGGCATGACCGAACGCACCTACGAGGCCATGAGCACTGACCCGGATTCCGAGGTTCGCACTTTCTATGTCGGCATCACCCGCGCTAAAAAGCGCCTGGACATCGTGCTTGCCCAAAACCCGGTGACTTTCTTGGAGAAAACGTGATGGACGACTTTCCAAACCTTGAGGGGCGCGTCATCTGCCCCGATACCGAAACCACCGGATTGGATTGGACCAATGGGGATAAACCGTTCGGCATGGCCCTGTCCATCCAGGGGGGAGGCGATTACTACTGGGATTTCCGCAAAACGCCCCAGGCTGTGAACTACCTGGCCGACAACATCAATAAGGCGGCCAAGATTGTAAACCACAACATCAAGTTTGACATGCACATGCTACGCCAGGTGGGCATCAACGTTGACCCTGTCCTGGCGGAGTGCACCCAGATCCGGGCTGCCCTGATCAACGAGCATCTGAGGTCCTACGCCCTGGACAGCCTACTGACTAAGTATCTGGGTATCTCCAAATGGAACCAGATTTACGAAGAACTGGCCAAGCTGTTCGGGGGCAAAGCCACCAAGAATGTGCAGATGTCTAACCTTCACCGGGCCCCGTTTGGCCTGGTAGCCAAATACGCCAAAGCCGACTCCAGGGGCGCTCTCAAGTTGTGGGAATGGCAGGAAGAGGAGATCTCCAAGCAGGATTTGACCAAGATATGGACCCTGGAGAAGCGGCTATTCAAGGTCGTTTACAAGTCTGAACGCCGGGGCATCCGGGTCGATGTGGAACGGGCGGGCCAGGCAGCCGAGGCGATGACCGCTAAGATCGATCAGGATATCCAGGAACTGCGGGAGATGGCAGGGTTTGAAGTGAACCCCAACCCGAGCGGCAGCATCAAAAAGCTGTTTGAGCCCAAGCAACGAGCCGATGGATCTTGGGTGGCTATAGATGGTACACCCCTGCAGGCGACCGATGCCGGAAATCCTAGCTTAGGCCGAGAGGCGCTGCAGTCCATGAAGCACCCGGCAGCCAAGGTCATCTTGAGGTGCCGGAAGTTGATGAAGGCCAGGGACACATTCATCAATGGCCACATCCTGGAACATGCCCGAGATGGCTGGGTTCACCCCAACATCAACCAGACCAAGGGTGATGACGATGGCGGTGTGATGGGCACTGGCACAGGGCGTCTCTCGTACACCCGGCCCGCCCTGCAGCAGATACCGGCCCGAGATAAGGATATTGCAGCAGCAGTACGCCCCCTATTTCTCCCAGACCCAGGACAGCAGTGGGCCTATGGCGACCTGGACCAGCACGAATACCGGATCTTCGCCCACTACGTTAACAACCCCCAGATCATCAAGGCGTACAAGGAAGACCCGAACCTCGATTTCCACCAACGGGTGGCGGACCTGACCGGGCTGCCCAGATCTGCCCCCGCTGCTGGCGGACCTAATGCCAAGCAGCTAAACCTGGGTATGGTGTTTTGCATGGGGGCCGGACACATGGCCAATTTGTGCGGATTGCCCTGGGAGTGGAACGAATTTGAAACCAGAGATGGCGAGGTGATCAGGTACCAGATGTCTGGGCCCGAGGGCCTGGAGTTGGTGGAGGAGTACCACAGGAGTGTACCGGGGATTCGCGAGATGGCAGGTAAAGCGAAGAGGGTGGCACTTAGTAGGGGATACATAAAGACCCTACGCGGAAGGCACATCCGGTTTCCTCAGAAAAGCATGGCCAGAAAAGCATGTGGTTTGGCCTACCAGGGCGGGGCCGCCGACCTCAACAAAGAAAATATGCTCCTGATTGATGAGTACATGGAGTCAGAGTGCCCGCACAATCGCCTGCTGCTAAACATTCACGACGAGTACAGTATGTCCCTGGAGCCCGACGGTCGAGAGGTGGAGCATTTGCTAGAGATACAGCGCATGATCCAGGATAAGCCCGATCTCAGGGTACCGATACGTATTGACTTTGGCATGCCTTCCAAAAATTGGTGGGAGGCAACGAAAGCAGACAAAGCGACCTGATTGCGCAATGGATGGGTCCATGCTACAATGGCCCCTCGATACACACGAAGAGCGGAGAGTAGAAATGGCTGAATACGACAACACCAATAGTGGCGCACTGTTCAAGAACGATCGGCGCTCCAACGACAAGCAGCCCAATCTGCGGGGATCTGTCAATGTTGAGGGTGTGGAATACTGGATATCGGCCTGGACGCGGGAAGTGAAGGGCGGGGCCCGCCAGGGTGAAAAGATGATCTCGATGGCCCTGGAGCCCAAGGAAGACCGACATGCGCCTGCTGGCCAGAACACCACGAAGGACAAACCCGTTGACGATTTCGACGACGACATTCCTTTTAGTTAAGTCCTTTCTAATTACCACGTTAAGTGGTAACCTAGTCCGGGACGTTAATTAAAGGACGGGTCAGATGGAAACCGAAAAGCAATGTTTTAAATGCGGAGAGGTTAGGAGCCTTTCCGCTTTTTATAAGCACCCTCAAATGCCTGACGGGCACGTGAATAAATGCAAGAAGTGTAACAAGCGTGACGTTAGAGAAAACAGG